CGATATTAGATTTGTTGACACAAACACAAAACTAGCAAATGCGTTTACTGCATTTGACTATACAACCAGCACAGGAACTGCAAACTTCTATGATGCACCAGATGCTGCACCAAATGAGTATATTGCAACACTTTGGAAAGAGTTGACATACACAGCAAGTGCAAGTGCTCCTACAGCATTAGCCGCAGATGGCGCACTATGGTATAGCAGCACAGTTGATGAAATCGACATCATGGTACATGACGGTACAACATGGAAGGGTTATCTAAATGAGTATGCAAGTTCAGACCCAGAAGGTCCTATTGTAAGTGCTACAGAACCAACTGAACAATCAGATGGTAGCGCACTTGTCACAGGAGATTTATGGATAAGCACAGCAGATTTAGAAAACTTCCCATTAATCTACAGATACAATTCAACATTATCAAGTTGGGTGGCACTAGATACTACAGACCAAACAACTGAAAATGGTGTACTATTTGCAGATGCACGTTGGAGCACAGATGGCGGTACTGCAACTGCACACGAAGCAGGAAGTATTGTAGACTTGTTATCAAGTGATTTCCTTGATCCAGATGCTCCAGATCCAGCACTTTATCCAAAAGGCATGTTGCTATGGAACTTGCGTAGAAGTGGATTCAATGTAAAACGTTTTGAGCGTAACTATATTGACTTAACTGATACAAATGCTCGTGCAGGAGATGCTAGTATGGCAGCATATTATCCACATCGTTGGGTAACAGAGTCAGGCAACCAAGCAGACGGCACAGGCAGTTTTGGACGTAAAGCGCAACGTAAAGTTGTTATCCAAGCATTGCAATCACTAGTAAATAGCAATGAAGATATCCGTGATGATGAATCACGTATCTTTAACTTGATTGCAACTCCAGGTTATCCAGAACTTATTGGCGAAATGGTTACACTAAACTATGATAGAGGCTTAACAGCATTTGTTGTAGGTGACACACCAATGCGTTTGACACCAGATGCTACATCATTAAACGAATGGGCAACTAACGTTGCAGTGGCTACCGAAGATAACGATGACGGACTTGTAACAAGTGACGAATACTTGGGTGTTTATTATCCAAGTGGTTTCACAAGTGACAATGCAGGTAACAATGTTGTTGTTCCAGCTTCGCACATGGTACTACGCACTATTGCACTTAATGACCAAGTTGCTTATCCATGGTTTGCACCAGCAGGTACAAGACGTGGTGGCGTAACTAACGCAACATCAACAGGTTATATTAACAACGAAGGCGAGTTTGTTGCAGCAGCATTAAACGAAGGTCAAAGAGATACACTGTATCAAAACAACGTTAACCCAATCACGTTCCTAACAGGAGCAGGTTTAGTTGTATTTGGACAGAAAACTCGTGCAAGAAATGCAAGTTCTCTAGACAGAGTAAATGTTGCAAGACTTGTAATATTCCTACGTAGTCAGCTAAACACACTAGCAAAACCATACTTGTTTGAACCAAATGATAAAATCACACGTGATGAAATCAAACAACAAGTTGAAAGTTTACTAGTAGAACTAGTTGGACTAAGAGCTCTATTTGACTTCTTAGTTGTATGTGATGAAACAAACAACACACCAACAAGAATAGATAGAAACGAGTTGTATGTAGATATTGCTATTGAACCAGTCAAAGCAGTTGAGTTTATTTACATTCCGCTACGCTTGAAAAACACTGGAGAAATCGCAGGATTATAATATCATAAAGTAGGGTGAAAATAAAATCACCCTACAAATGATAAATACTTGTGATAAGGAGAAATATAGATGGCAATCTCAACTCTATTAAATTTAACAGTACCATTAGCAAACGATACTACTTCTAGTACACAAGGTTTGTTAATGCCAAAACTAGCTTACCGTTTTCGTGTAACGCTAGAAAACTTCGGTATTACTGGAAACACTACAGAGCTTACAAAACAAGTTATGGAAGCTGGTAGACCAAACATTCAGTTCGATCCAATCGTACTAGATGTTTATAACAGTAAAATCCAAATGGCAGGCAAGCATACATGGCAGCCTGTAAGTTTAATGCTACGTGACGATATTAATGGTAACGTGCAAAAATCAGTTGGTGAACAACTACAGAAGCAGTTTGATTTCTTTGAACAAGCAAGTGCTGCTACTGGTCAAGACTATAAGTTTACACAACGTATTGAAGTTTTAGACGGTGGTAACGGTGCAAATACACCAGCTGTACTCGAAACTTGGGAACTATACGGTTGTTACTTAACTAACGTGGACTATGGATCAATGAACTACTCAACACAAGATCCAATGACAGTAAGTTTAACTATTCAGTATGATAATGCTGTACAACTTAATGTTGGTGTTGGTGTTCCAAATAACTTCCAAGATAGAAACACTGAAACAGGCACAGGCGCAACAGGTGGCGCTGCTCTTTAATATTTAAACGAGATTGCCTAAAGAATAGAAGGAGCCTTAATGGCTCCTTTTGTTTTATACGCACTTATTTTGTGAGGATAAATACTATATGCCATTGAATAGGTTTTTTGATAACTTTAGTAACTTTGACTCTAACAAAGGAATCATGGGTGATTTTACTCATGCAGCAAATGTCTATAGACGAAATAATTTTAGACTTGCACCAAAATCAAAGTTTCTTTATCATGTTGTAATAGATGTTAATCAAACTGCATTATCTACATTAGGTAGAAGTGTGAGTAATAGACTTGCAGCTCGCGAGTTTAATATACTTGCATCAAGTGCAGATTTACCTACTTACACTGTAAACACAGAAACACTTATACAGTATAATCGTAAAAAGAATATCCAAACAATGATTAACTATAATCCTGTAGGTATAGAGTTCCACGATGATTCAGCAGGGCTTACAACACTATTATGGGAAGCATATTATAGATATTATTATGAAGATGGCAACTATGCTGACCAAGGTACAAAACCTAGAGCATATTACACGGGCTTGTATGACAGTGAGCCACAAAATACTTATAGACATGGGTTTAACAGAAGCAGACCTGATATTCCATTTTTCAATAGTATAACAATACATCAGCTGCATCATCAAAACGTTGACAGTCATTTTACAAGTTTTACTCTTGTAAATCCTATTATACAAGAATGGCAGCATGACAGAGTTGATCAAAGCGACGGTTCTGGTATGATGAAAAACACAATGAGAGTACAGTTTGAATCTGTATTGTATGATAGAGGATATACTGAAGAAGGTAATCCTGCCGGCTTTGCTGACGATGCACATTATGATAAATCGCCTAGTCCTTACGAAAGTGTAAGTTCTAGTGCTATTGATAACGCTATTAACAGCACAGACGAAGGCTGGATTGGATTGTTTAAAGACATATTTGATACGATTGTAGGACTTACTGATGTAAACTCACAACAACAGGAAGACATAAGAAATACTATTCCTACACAGCCTGTAATTATAAACACAGTTCGATCATTAAATAGTTTTAATTTGTTTCCAGTGAACAATCAAAATCAAAACTTAGTATTTGCTCAACCTGCACAAACATTACCAACACAAAGTTTAGCTACACAAGAGTTTGTTAGACAGTTAAATACCAATCCAAAAAAACTTGCAGATTTTGGCAAAAGCGAAGCATCAATATCAATCGCAGTTGCTTCAGGTTTAAACATACAAGAATCAAAAGCATTTTATGATAATCTGTCTCCTAGTGTAAAAGCAGGAATAGAACAGGCAGCTTTAGAAAACGCAGCTGAGTTATCCAATAAAGGATTCAGTACTGGCTTCCAGCAATCATTGAGTGCATTAAATATCATATAAGAGATAATCATGTCAAGTATTACAGATCCAAGTATAAACAAATCAAATGATAGCGCAGCTGAAACAAGAAGTTTCTTTGACAGGTATTTTACAAAAAGTATTAGTATTACTAGTAACGAAGTTGATAGTGTTATAGGATTCTTTCTAAAAAGACAGTTTGACAGAAGTGCAGCTATTGCTGTAACAACAGTTTTATTGCAACAAGCAAAAGCAGAAAAGAAAAATATCTTTGATTTACTAGATGGTTTAGAAGGATTAGATAGTGTCAAACTCAGTCAACTTGTAACCGCAATCTTAAATAATAATAGAAGTAAAGTAAGTGCATTAGGTTACACAGCTCCTTTCGAAATCCAAACATTAGATAATAGGAATGTGCTTGTATAATGGCACGTTTTGCACAGGGTAAGTATACTCTAAAAAACCCTGAAAAATACATTGGCGGTAGAACTCCAACATATCGAAGCAGTTGGGAGTTTGCATTTTGCCGTATGTGTGATACAAATGAAAACATTACCAAGTGGGCTAGTGAATCAATAAGGATACCTTACAGACATCCTTTCACAGGCAAGTACACAATATATGTGCCTGATTTTTTTATTGTGTACGGAGATAGAACAGGTAAACAACATGTTGAGCTAATAGAAGTAAAACCTGCTAATCACACCTTCAAAGAACAACTAGGACGTAGCCAAGCTAACAAAGCACATTATGTTGTTAATCAAGCAAAATGGGCAGCGGCTAGACAATATTGTAAACAAAAAGGCATGTACTTTAGAGTTGTAAATGAACAAGATATTTTCCATCAAGGAAAACGTAGATAAATACTAGCATATAATGGAATAGTACTATGACTAAGAAACTTGAAGAAATGTTAAATTTGCCAGATAATGAAGACATTGTAGCACAAGAAAAAACCACACAAGAAGTTGTTGCACACGAAGATACATTTCGTGATATTGCAGAGTTTGATAAAATTGCAAGTGCGTTACCTGCTGTAAAAGGTTTAGGACAAATGGCAGATGACGAACTAAACGAAGTTGCAGACAAAGCAATGACCGCATATGACGACTTGATGGATTTAGGAATGAATGTTGAAAGTCGTTATAGTGGTAGAGTTTTTGAAGTTGCAGGTACTATGCTCAAAACTACACTAGACGCTAAAGTTGCAAAACTAGATAAAAAACTTAAAATGGTTGAGCTACAACTCAAAAAAGAAAAAATGGATAGAGACAGCGGACCAGGGGACGGCGACATTGTAAGCGGAGAAGGCTATGTTGTTACTGACCGAAATAGTCTACTTGAGCGCCTAAAAGGCATGGATAAAGATAAATAGTAATATAGTTTAGGATACGTCAATGAAAAATTTTGCAGATTATTTAACAGAGTCTAAAAGGACTTATGATTTCAAAATCGGTGTAGCTGGCGAGCTACCAGAAGGTTTTGCAGATAAACTAGAATCTAGTTTACAAAAATACGGATGTTCAGGAATAAGTGCAGGTAAATCAACACCTATTCAAAAACGTCCATTAGATTTTCCACAGTTAGAAAATGTAGAAGCAACATATTATGAAGTAAGTTGTATGTATCCAACAACTGTACAAGTGCTACAAGAATATGTAGGACAGTGCTGTGGTGTTCCACAAAGTCATATTATTGTGCGTAATCCTAACGAACCACAAGAGCTTTACCAAGAAGAAAAAAATGAAGAAGAATATGTTGCTAAACTAACACAAGAAGACATGGGCGGAGAAAGCGCACAAGAATCTGCAGGCGCAAACCGTGTAATGGACTTGTTGAAAGAACTTGAAGCATCACGTAAAGAAAGATCAAATGATTATGTAGGCGATGCACCAGTTGGCGAAAGTAAAGA